AACACCAATACAAACAAGCCTTCGGTGCTTAATTAATAGGAGATATATAAAATGGCTGGTGTAATTACAACTGGTACTCACCCAAAGGCCCTATGGCCTGGTATCAAAGCTTGGTGGGGACAAACCTATGACGAACATCCTGAAGAATACATTCACTTGTTCGACAAAGATACTTCACATCAAAACTACGAAGAAGACGTTCAGTTAACTGGATTCGGTCTTGCTCCTGTTAAATCTGAAGGCTCTGGCGTTCAATATGACTCAGAAGTCCAAGGTTTCGTAACTCGCTACACACACGTTGCATACGCTCTTGGTTACATTGTAACTAAAGAAGAGTTGGATGACAACTTGTATGAGCAAGTTTCTAAGCGTCGTGCTGCTGCGTTGGCAATGTCTTTCCGTCAAACCAAAGAAAACGTTGGTGCTAACGTTTACAACCGTGCGTTTAATACAACCTACACAGGTGGCGATAATCAACCTTTGTGCTCATTAGTTCACCCTAATACATCTGGTGGTACTTTTGCTAATACCCCTACTGTTTCAGTTGACCTTTCCGAAGCTTCTTTGGAAGATGCAACTGTAGCAATTATGGGCTTCCAAAATGATCGTGGTTTGCTCATTAACGTTATGCCACGTAGCTTGATCGTAGCTCGTCAAGAATGGTACAATGCTAACCGCATTCTGAAGTCTGTATTCCAATCAGGTACTGCAAATAACGATATCAACGTTCTGAAGGCAACTAATGCCATCCCAGAAGGTATCACTATGAACCACTACCTCACAAGCCCACACGCTTGGTTCTTACGTACTAATATCCAATGCGGTATGCAGTACTTTGAACGTACTGGCATTAGCTTTGACATGGATAATGATTTTGATACCATGAATGCTAAAGCTAAAGGCTATGAGCGTTACAGCTTTGGTTGGACAGACCCACGTGCAGTTTATGGCGTAAACGGCCCATAATTAGTTCTTTACATCTGAACTAATTTGTGTTATAATAGGAAGGTTAGGGATTCATAAGATCCCTTTCCTTTCCTTCTTAAGGACAAATAATGGACTATCCAATTATTAAAGAGCCTAAGAATGCCGTAGTTAAGGACAAGCCTAGCAACATGGCTATTCCTAAAATGAACGCACCTAAAGGTCTCGGCAACACCCAAGCAGTAGAAAACAAAGAAGGCCAAGATTCTGGCTTTAAAAAGAAGCGTCTACATAAAGTAGAAGCTTTGCATTACCCTAAGTAATAATTCTTTTATCCTAAACGTCTTAAATGACGTGAACCCATCACTTTTAGGAGATATAAATGGGCACACCAACAAGATTTACATACGGTGCTACTACCGTAGCTAAAGGAACACCATTAGGTTCATACCCAATGCGTGACCCTTTTCACAGTTCAAGCGACACAGGTTATGGCGTTGCTGAATATTATAACGATTTCTTTTTAACATACAACACTACTATTGACTGGACTATTACAGGTACTAGTTCTACTTTTTTAGTAATTGATGGTATTGGCGGTCAAGCAACTATTACCCCAGGCGGTACAACTACTGTTACTACTGTAGCTGCTGTTCATGGTAGTCATCAACTAGTTAGCGGTCAAAAACTTTGGTATACAACTCGCTTCCAAGCTTCTACTGTTGCTGGTAACGTAGCCTTTATTGCTGGTTTGCAAAAAGGTGCTGTTGGCACAACTACTGACGGTTTATACTTTGTTAAAGCTGCTGCTTCTACTTCTGTTAACCTTGTATCTAAAGTAAACAACACAGCAACCACTTTGGTTACTGGTGTGGCTACTGCTGCTGCTGGTACATGGTTAGATTTAGCTTTCCATTATGACAATACTGATTTATTGGTATTCTCTAGTGGTAATTTAGTTGCTCGTGTATCTTCACCTACTATTGGTACTACAGGTACAACATTGACTAATGCTTTAATGGGTCCAGTTTACCAGATTACTCCTACTGCAACCGATACTTTAACAGTTGATTACGTTCTAGCTGCTGAAGAAATTTCACGCTAATAGGGGGCTTACATGACTACTGTCATTCAAACACCTCAAATATTAGTTGACGGCCCTCGCCATGTTGTAATCAAATACGAAGGTACTTTAACAGCTACGGACGCTGGTGTTTACACTATTGTTGCCCCTGCTAACTTAAGTGACTTTGATATTAATGGTGTTAAAGCTAATCGCTTACGTGTTGATAGAATCACCTACGACGTAGAAGATTTATTAACTGTGAACGTCCTTTGGAAGGGTGCTTCTGCTAATACTGTGTTCTGGAACTTCGCAGGACGTGGTAAAGTAGAAGCTAGACACTATGGTGGTATTATTAATAATGCTGCCAGCCCAACAGGAGATATTGTAGCTACCTTTGATTATGAAGGCACAGGACAAGTCTTAACATTTACAATCGTTCTTGAGTTGGTAAAACAACGCACTTAATATGCAAGCTAATCTTGACGCTAAGGAAATCCAATTAGTAGCTACGGTCATTCGTGCCGATGGTACTGTGGAAGAACATGGCGTTATAGATTACTGGCATGTTAATCCAATCAAGAGATTAATCTGGAGAATTAAAAAATGGCTACACTCTTAGTCAATACTGGGAAAGCCATCGTTACCAACTACCTCTCAGGAGGTTCTGCAACTCAGCCTAAATATGTGGCTTGGGGAACAGGTGCTGGAACGACTGGTGCTACCGATACGACTTTATTTACTGAAGTAACTCCTCGTGTTTCAGGGACAGCTACTCAAGTAACAACTTCAACAACCAACGACACATTACAAGTTGTAGGTACACAGACTGCTGGTACTGGTGAGACAATCACCAATGCTGGTTTATTTGATGCTACTACATCTGGTAACTTGTTTGTTAAAGGTGACTTTTCTGGTATCGCTTTAAATAGCGGTGACAGTATTCAGTTCACTTTCAAGGTTCAATTTAGTTAATTAAAAGGGTAATATGAGCTTCGTTCTAGCAAATCGGGTTAAAGAAACTACAACTTCACCTGGTACAGCCACAGCTACTTTAAGTGGTGCTGTGTCTGGCTATCAATCCTTTTCTGCTGGAATTGGAGCAAATAATACCACCTACTACACTATTGCCGATCAGTCTGGCACTAACTGGGAAGTAGGTTATGGCACTGTGGGAGCAGGCGGTACGACATTAGCTCGTACTACTGTTCTCGCATCCTCAAATTCAGGATCACTGGTTAACTTTGCCAGTGGTACGCAAAACGTTTGGTGTGATTATCCATCAAACAAAGCAGCTATACAAGACTCTAATGGAACGGTTACAGTTCCACAATTAGCTACAAGCTCTTATACAAGCACTACTCCTGTATTAACATTTAATGCTTCTAATTCAGCATACGCTTCAGGTGCTACTGCTGCTGGTAGTTACTTACAGTTTCTTATGCAGAACAAATCAGGTACTGCAGGAGCTTCTACTAATTATGTATTAAGTAATGACTTAGGTACGGACTCTACCTACTATGGTGAGTTTGGTATGAACTCTTCTGTGTTTAGTGCTTCCACACCTTCTGATTTCTTTAGTATTAATAATGGTATTTATTATTCAGGACATGATGGTGATGTGTCTGTTGGTTCGGGTAATGGTTACAAAACATACTTAACCTACGGTACAGCAGGACAATCATCACACGTTATCAATGCTTCAGGTGCTATTGGATTAAGCACCAACTTAGGTACTACACCTGCCCTTAGCGGTACAACAGGTTATGGTACTTCAGGTCAAGTATTAACTTCAGCAGGTTCTTCTGCTGCCCCTACATGGACGACTATTACTTCTGGTTTAACTGTAACCAATGATACAACTACAGCAACAGCTTTATATCCTACATTTATTTCTGCTACTAGCGGAACAACAAGTGGATTAAGTGTAACAAGCACTAAGTTTACTTTTGTACCTTCTACAGGTGCATTATCTTCTACGTCTGTCGCTGGTACTTCTGATGAAAGACTTAAGACTAATTGGAGACAAATTGCTCCTGACTTCCTAGAAAAACTAGCTAACGTTAAAAGCGGTATATATGACCGTAATGACGTTGTATTGACCCAAGCAGGGGTAAGTGCACAATCATTACAAGAAGTTCTGCCAGAAGCTGTTTTAGATAACGGTAATGGCTATTTAGCAGTAGCTTATGGTAATGCTGCTTTAGTAGCTGCTATTGAACTAGCTAAAGAAGTAAAAGCTTTACGTGCTGAGATTGAAATATTGAAAGCTAAATAATGTTTGGAAAAGAACCCTTTTCTGACAATAGCTTTGCAGGTGGTAATAGTATTACTGCTAAATTATTAAGCATAGTATCTACTGTAGTTGCTACTTTATTACCTGTTAGAGTATTTCTTGTTAATCTAACAGTATCAGTAACATCTAGTATAACAATACCTAGATTTATTAGAAAGTTCTTTACTTTACTTTCAGATACTGTATTAGTAGTATTAAGTGATCTTGCTTTCCATTTAGTAGGGTTGTCTGTAGTAGTTAATAATACAACGAGTATTGTTAAAAGGGCTGTGACTACATTAACTGTATTAGTGACTGATACAGCTAGTTTATTTAAAAAGATACCACGTACCTACACAGTATCTGTAACTAGCACTGTAAGCATTTTAAGAGGTTTATTTAAGACTTTAATAGCTTCAGTAGTAACTAGCACAACTACCATAGCTAGGCATTTAGTATTAGGTAAAGTATTAACCGTAGTAAGTACCTCTACTTCTACTATTAAAAAGGCAGTAAGTCACTTGCTTTCTGTTACAAGTTATGGTATAATTAGCATAGGTAAAGCATTAAGCTTAAAGTTCTCAGTAGTAGTTACAAGCGTTGCCACTATATATGGTGGTGTATATCCTGTTTTTGGTGCTATAGCAGATAATACTTTTATAGCAATTTCTAGAATCAGAAAAATCTTCTTTACGAAAAACAATGGCTAATTCCTTTACCTATAAGATTACCGAAGAGAATGAATTGTTCTCTTTTGATTATTCTCCAGTACTGTTACCTGCAGAGACTATTACCTCTGCTACCTGTACAGTTATTGTAGTAGATAGTCAAGATGCAAACCCTACAGCAATCCTTTCAGGAAACCCTGTAATCAGTGGCTCTCTTGTGTCACAAAGGGTTTATCAAGGTGTACCAGAAGTTACTTATCGTTTACAGATGTTGGCAGTTACTAGCTATGGTAATACCTATGCTTGTATTGGCGACATACCTGTTTATAACGCTTCAGAAGTGTAAACAATGAGTTACTCCCCAAGTTACGCTAGAGGCGACTGGAAAGCTTTATGCGGTCAGTGTGGAAGACAAGTTAAAGCTTCCGAGCTAAGACAACGATGGGACGGCATCATGGTAGATGATCGTTGTTGGGAACCTCGTCAGCCTCAAGACTTTGTTAGAGGTGTAGCAGACTACCAGGCTCCTCCATTTACTAGGCCTGAACCAGAATGGATTTTTGTTGAGCTATTACCTCAATATGATAATTTAAAAGTAGTTAATGGCTACTTATTTAATACACAACTTTTAGGATAAAGCATGGCATATCCATTATTTACTAACAACGCAGCTTCAGGATTGGTTTATCCAATCAGCAGTACAGATACTGCTTTATATTTAAACGGTGGTTCAGGAGCTTTGTTTCCTCAGCCTACTGGTGGTAATTACTTTATAGTGACTTTAATTAGTCAACTTACAGGTAACATGGAGATTGTTAAATGTACTGCACGAAGCGGTGACGTTTTAACAGTAGTAAGAGCACAAGAAGGAACTACAGCACAGTCTTTTGCTACAGGAGACGGAGTACAGCTTCGTATTACTGCAGGTAGTTTAGGGGCTTTTGCTAATCCTCCTTTTATAAACACAGCTAATTATACTATACAAGAAGTAGGTGGTAAATTAGTATTTCAATATCAAGGAACTACTATTGCTTCTTTAAACAACAGTGGTATCTTTACAGCCGTATCCAACATTGTTGGTGGCGGTACACCTTAATTTATAGGAGTTTAATTAATGGCATCAACGTCAATAGGTAGTACTGGGGTAGTATTCCCAGACACAACTACTCAAGCAACTGCAGCGGTTAATCCTGCTGCAAACGTCACTTCAGCTACAGCCGTTGCTGGTACAGGTATTTCAGTTACTGCGGTAACTACTACGGGGGCGGCTACTCATACAGTCACTAATACTGGAGT